CCACCTCCTTCTCGATGCATATTTCAAACTCCGCTGCGCCCGGCCAATGCCTCTCTACGGCGTACCGGGACTCATTGACCATTTCTAACAGCAACGGCGAACCGATGTCGAAGGTTCCGGCAAGGCCGGTTCTTCGACGTCGGGGCGCCGTAATACTAAGGAAAACACAATGGCACTAGGACTCCCAGCCGCAACCGTCATCGGTGGTGGCATAGGCGCAATCGGTAATCTTCTTGGTGGGATGTTCGGCGCAAAAGGGCAAGCAGATGCAAATGCAATGAATCTGCAAATTGCCCGCGAACAAATGCGGTTTCAGGAACGAATGTCCGGAACCGCTTACCAACGCTCTGCAAAGGATCTTGAGGCCGCGGGCCTTAACCGGATCTTAGCGTTGGGAAACTCTGCCAGCACTCCCGCTGGCGCATCGGCTACGATGCAATCTACTGGCACCGCGAAGCAGGCTGCCGCAATACAAATAGCAAATCTCGCCTCGCAAACCGCGCTCAATGTAGCGCGTGCGAAGTTAGATGTGGCTAAAACGGACCTGACCAACGAGCAGGTTAAGAATACGTCCATCGGCACACGTAACCTTGATATGCAAGGCGAAACAATTCTCCATGAAAGAGAAATAAAAAGGCTACAAGCACTAGCTGCTCAATCGGACCCTGCCCGCATGCGGGAACAGCTCCGCCAGCTTCGACTGTCTGGCGAGCAACAGGACATGCTAATGAACATCTACCGCGCAAATCCCAAACTCATGCTCGCTCAACAATTCCCGTGGAATGGCGTTCTTTCCGCCATTGGCATGGTTGGGACCGGCGTCGGCGCCGGTGCGGGCATCTACAAAATGTACAAACTGCTTAAAAACAAAAATCTCGTGAAAGGCGGCTACGCCGCATTCAAAAGGACTATCGGCCGATGACGAAAAAGAAAACACGACCTCACGCAATTAAGTTCACGGAACCGTCGCTTACACGCCAGTCATTCAAAGATGAATGCGACGTAAATCAGATAGTGAAACGCTACACGGAAACCGGAATGATCAATCACATTCCGAGGACAAAACCTCAATACGGCGATGCCCCGGAAGGGGACTTCCTAGAGGCGGCAATAGTCAATGCCGACATCGCCTCACAAATCGAGGCGGGAGACCTCGACATGGACGACCTAATGGAGTCCGAACCGGAAGCGGAGGAAACCCCCGATCCGGAGTCAAAAGAGCCGGAGAACGGCTCTCAGGAGGCCTCAGCCGACCCGTCAAGCACGCCCGAAGATAGTGCTTGACGGGCAGATTATCCTCTTGTATATAATCTGCTAGGTGACAAAGGGGCGACATACCCACAGTCACCGCACAAACAAACAACAGCCCGGAGGGCACAATATGAGACGTTCCAAAATGAAAAAGCGCAAATCACGCCGACTGTTCTCGAAGACAGCGAGCAAAGTCCATCGAAAAAACATCCCTTCTGGACGAGTAATGCGCGGCGGAATCCGTCTCTAAACCACAAAAAAAAGGCCCGGATCGCGACCTCGATCCGGACCTAAAAGGCAGAAACAAATCATGGCTTGTCTCTACCCGAAACCAGCTTACCTCTCGACCGAGGGAAAAGTCACCTTTGCTCGACACGAAAAAGCTCTTGGCTCTAATGGTTTTATCCACATCCGTTGCGGGATGTGCAATGGCTGTAAAGCCGACCACGCACGAGACTGGGCAATTCGGTGCTATCACGAATCCCAATGTCATCACGTGTCATGTTTCGTTACCCTCACATACGACGAAACCCACCTCCCCGCCTGCGGCTCTCTCGATAAACGCGACCTGCAACTGTTCTGGAAAAACCTCCGAGCAAAATTAAATACGCCTATCCGGTATTTCGCCGCGGGCGAATACGGAACAAAAAAAGGCCGACCTCACTATCACGCAATAATCTTCGGATGGATGCCTTCGAAACGGTACCCCGTTGACATCTCCGACAAAGGATACATCCAATACACGCACCCAATCCTTCAGGACGCGTGGCAAAAACGAGGGCGAATAGTCTTTACAGACTTCGACCCCTCATGCGCCCGCTACGTGGCGCACTACACGGCAGACAAATTAAAGTCTTATGCTGCCGATACCATTGACCCAGAAACAGGACTACGACCATATGAAAAACTCGACAAACTCACAGGTGAAATCTGGCATCTTCAACCGGAGTTCCAAACATCATCCCTCAAGCCAGCAATCGGACTACGTTGGCTTGAAAAACACTACAAAGAGGTCTTTCCATCCGACACAGTCGTCATGGATGGGAAAGAGTACCCGCCTCCCCGCTTCTACTATAAATGGCTTGGAGAACATGATGAACAGCTGTATCGGAAAACCAAGGCCAAACGAGTCGAGGCAACAGCAAATCTCCCGTATGAAAAGGGAGTACGACTCCACCAAAAAGCACAAGCGGTAAACGCACGACTCACTAAATACAAACGACCAACACACTCTAAGGAACAAACATGATTCACAACGTATTCACAATCTACGACCAAAAAGCCGAAGCGTATCTCCCTCCCTTCATCTTGCCGAAAATCTCAATGGCAAAACGCACGTTCTCCGACTGCGTAAATTCGAAGGACCACCAATTCGCCGCGCATCCCGGCGATTACACTCTGTTCACCATCGGCACCTTTGACGATGAAACCGCTCAGTACAATGTCTTATTGACGCCCGAAAGTCTTGGACTCGGGCTCGAATATGTTATAAATTCGCCCGATCTGGAAACTTCCAAGGCGGATCAAAATGGCGCGGAAATACGGCAAATCGAAGGGTAACCACACATTCTCACAAGTACCTAAGGCGCAAATCCCTCGATCATCGTTCGATAGATCGTCAAGCCTTAAAACCGCGTTCGACGCCGGACTCCTAATTCCGATCTTTGTCGACGAAGTCCTACCCGGCGATACATTCAACCTGTCGGCCTCCCTATTCGGGAGGCTGGCAACTCCGATCAAACCGTTGCTTGACAACCTTTACCTAGAAACCTTTTGGTTTTTTACTCCCACGAGACTCGTGTGGGAAAACTGGGAAAAATTCAACGGTGCTCAAACAGACCCCTCGGACGACACGAACTTCAACGTCCCGGTAAAAGGGTTCCTCGCTACCGAAAACACGCTGCCCGATTACATGGGCATTCCAACCGGCGTAAATACGACGGTAAACGCGCTGCCGTTTCGGGCGTACAATCTCATCTACAACGAATGGTTTAGGGACCAAAACCTGCAGGATTCGGTCGACGTTCCGCTCGACGACGGTCCCGATTCGACCACTTCGTATTCAGTCAGACGACGCGGCAAGCGTCACGACTACTTTACCTCTGCTCTTCCGTGGCCGCAGAAAGGGGACCCGGTTACGGTCCCCCTCGGCGATACCGCTCCGGTTATCGGCAATACCGCCACGGACCAAGTACCGCAATTCAACGTCGGTACGGCATCCGGCCCGCTTCAATCTCAACTCTCTGTGGACACCGTCCACTGGCAATCTGCGGGTTCCGGCACTACAGACGCAGCATGGAGCGACCCTAAACTGGTCGCTGATCTCTCCGCTGCGACTGGCTTCACAATCAATCAACTTCGACAGTCATTCCAAATTCAACGCTTACTCGAGCGCGACGCGCGAGGCGGTACGCGCTATGTCGAAGTTCTCAAATCTCACTTCGGAGTCACTTCGCCTGATGCGAGACTTCAACGCCCGGAATTTCTGGGCGGCTCGTCGCAAATGATCTCCGTCGCACCTGTTCCACAACAATCTCCGTCGGCGATCGCCCCGGATTTAACACCGCAGGGCAACCTCGCCGGTATGGGAGTTGTCCAGGCTAAAGCTGGATTCACCAAGTCGTTTGTGGAACATGGCTACATTATCGGACTCGTCAACGTACGGGCCGATCTCACTTATCAGCAGGGACTTAATCGTATGTGGTCCCGCTCGTCTCGCTTCGATTTCTTTTGGCCCGCTCTCTCTCACTTGGGTGAGCAGGCAATTCTGAACAAAGAAATCTTCGCCGACGGAACGGCGGCGGATGATCAGGTATTCGGTTATCAAGAATCTTGGGGGGAATATCGTTACAAACCGTCCCAAGTCACTGGCATCATGCGCTCAAGCGCAAGCGAGTCTCTCGATGTCTGGCATCTTGCTCAGGACTTCGCAACTCTTCCGACGCTCTCGTCGCAGTTCATACAGGACAATCCACCAATCGACCGCGTAATCGCGGTCCAAACCGAACCCCACCTCCTTCTCGATGCATATTTCAAACTCCGCTGCGCCCGGCCAATGCCTCTCTACGGCGTACCGGGACTCATTGACCATTTCTAACAGCAACGGCGAACCGATGTCGAAGGTTCCGGCAAGGCCGGTTCTTCGACGTCGGGGCGCCGTAATACT